TGGCAAGGCCGCCAGCGCGCCGGTGGCCAGTCCATCGACCAGTTGGGTCGCCGCATCCAGAATCAGATCCATGCTGCCGATCAGACTTGTGGCTATGGTGACCACGGCCATCACCGCCGATGGAATCAAATCCGGCAAGGCCGATCCGAAGCCTGTGGTCAATGCGATCACCAGTTGAACCGCTGCATCTGTTACCAAAGGTAGGCTTTCCAGCAGCGCAGAGGTCACAGTTAAAACCGCCATGACCGCCGCTGGGGTCAATTCCGGTAGCAACGACAAAATTGTACTCAGAACCTGTTCAAATATGCTGCTCACCGATTGTAGAACCATCGGGAGCAATTCGCCTATGGCCATGAGGATGGTTCCTACCACGGTCGGAAGTACCGCCACGATATTTTCTAGGACAGGTACCACGTTATCCTTTACCGCCTTGAATGCTTCCACCATATTCTGGGTCAGATTCTGCATGTCGGCATCTGCATTACCAAGGCCTGCAACGAAGGATTCTATGGATGCCTTCATAAGACCAATGGAGCCAGAAATGGTCTGAGTTGCTTCCCGCTCGAAGTTACCGGCATACTGCTGGGTCTTCTCCAAAAAGTATGCCATGGACACTTCTGCCTTCTCTGCATTGGACATGGACGCCCATGCTTTATCGTAGCCGTTGGCCATGGCATAGGCCTCCAGTGTGGTGTTGTTCATCGCCACACCGAGGTTATCCATCATAGTGTAGTTGCCCTTCGCCGCACCAGTCACAGCCTCCAAAGCGGCCTCGGTATCAATGCCCATAACGGATGCCATATCCGCTGCTCTCTGCATTGCTTCCGTGGTCATCTTCAGCGACTGCTGCTGGGTCAGTCCAGAACCTTGGAACAGTGCGCCCATCTTATTGGCGGTGGCCAGATACTCACTTTGGGATGTACCCATTGTGCGGTAGGCTTCCTCCGAAATGGACATGAGTTCGTTGGCATAGTCGCCGTAAACGGCAACTGCGCCACCCATGTTCTGCTCCAGTTCACCGAACTGCTGGACAACAGAGGTTGCCAGTTTTACAGTAGCTGCTCCTGCTGCCGCGATCACCGTACCCATCGCCGCGCCTACTGTCTTCAAAACAGAACCGAGGCCAGCAAAGCTCTTTTCAGAGTCCTCTGCGGCCTCGGCGGCATCGAGTATTTCATCGCCCATTTCATCGGCATCATCGGTGCATTCTTCCAGCTCCTGTTCCATGCCATTGAGGGCGGCTTTCGCGTTGTTCAACTGGATCTGCCAGTTCTGGGTGCGCCGGTCATTCTCACCAAAAGACTCCGTCGCATTATCCAGTGCCTTCTGCAGCATTTCGATCTTTTGCTTCTGGGCATCAATCTGGGTGGTCAGCACTTTATGCTTTGCTGCCAGTGCTTCTGCAGAACTGTCATTTTTACTGAACTGCGACTGCACCAGCTTCATTTCGCTGCCCAGCACTTTGAAACTCTGATTGATCTCTCCCAGCGCTTTTTTGAATTCTTTTTCGCCTTCCAGACCAATCTTGAGACCGAAGGTGTCAGCCATAGGTCATGCACCCCCTTCCTCAAACCCCATCCGGGATAATTTCATCAATGAAATGCTCCCGCTTGGGTCTGCTGATGCCGTTATACTGCTTGTGGCACTCCCATAGATCAAGGAGTAAACCAAACGGCATCAACCATGTTTCATCCCATGACAGGCGAAGCTGGCTGATGCCGTAATAAAGAAGTCGGGTAAATAACTCTTCGTCACTTACCCGACTGCCGCGTTTTTTGGATCATCCTCGCTGACGATATTGCGCTTGGTACCCTTATACAGGGCTTCCATGATGGCTGCCTTATAGGTGGCCAGATCTGCAGGGCTGGTCAGCAGTTCCACATCGTCCTCCGTCAGAAGTTCCCGGCGATCCTCCCGGTGCTTCAGATTATGGATGAGCAAAGACTGGTTCGCCAGCAGGGTGATCAGCCACACGATCTCACCGATGGCCATCTCGAAGTTTTCGGACTTCAGCAGCTTATCGCCCAGATTCTCCAGACCGCCGTATCGACCGGCAATCTGCTTGGTGGCTCTGGTGGTCAGAACCAGAGTATATTCTTCACCGCCGATGGTGATCATTGCACTGCGTTCGTTATCCATAGTTCCTCCTTATGCTGCATAGGTGGGTTCGTAAACCTCATTGTACCAGTTGACGATGGTTTCTTCGGTGACCGCTGCATCACCTTCCGTGGCCTCTGCCTTCCAAGGATGCTTACCCTTGGCATCCACCTTATTCCGGCGCATAATGGTGCCTTCGATGGTGGGAGTGGAGAAGGTGATGCTATCACCCTTGGTGGCCAGCGCAGTGGCAGGGATGCCAAACTTCACGCGATACAGCCAGAAATACTTATACTTGCCGTTGGCCTTCTTTGCCCGGAAGCCGATGGCCACGGGATCGCCGCCATCCTCACTGGTAGAAATCACGACACCGTTATTGTCGATGGTTGCGCCGGTGAGATCAGACGCGACTGCGGAACCGATGTCATCGACACCCAGCGTCAGTTTGCCGCTCTTGAACTCCTTTGCGATTTCCGCAGCACCATCATCTGCATACAGTGTGGCTTCTGCCAGTTCCACAGAAAGATCTGCGGACATCGCCTTTGCCAGCTGCTGGGGCTTGCCGTAGCTTTCTTCGCCGTTCTCTGCCTCTGTGATCTTGGCATAGAACAGCTTATCCAGACCAATTGTTGCCATGGTCATTCCTCCATTTCATAATAATTTGCCACATCAATGGCATAATTGTGATAACCGGTATCATCGTCATGCCCAATGTACCGGCGCTCTGTTATGGTAATGTCCGCTGCGAGAATCGCCCGGACAAGTGTGTTCTTCCATTTGGTATAGCTTCCTGTGGTAAACAGCGAGATACGAACCTCCTGCACATCCAATCCCGGTAAATTATCCGCATGGATGTCAAAGGAATCTGACAGTGGTGTCAGTACCAAGTATTCTGCGGGAGCTTTGTCTTGGAAGACACCGGTTTCCACAGGAATGCCAACCTGCTTCGCAATGGCATTCAAATCTGAAAGCAAACTCACAGCTTCTCCACCTCCGCTTCCAAGGTATCTTTCATGGTCTGTATACACTCAGCACGGGATGCTGTCTTGGCTGGCTTCAAAAATGGTTTCGCTGGCTGTCCATGCTTACCATATTCCAGAATATTGGCAATTTTGGCATTGCTGCCGCCATCAGAGCGTGGCTCTGCAAAACCGACTTTGATATCGTGGTTCCCGGATTTATCCTGCTTCACCGGGGATAAGCCCAGCGATCCCACAAGTTCTCCTGTGGATTTGGATTTGTGCTTCGTGTCAGAGCCGATCACGGCGGCAAGGTTATTCTGCACCTTCTCCAGCACAACCTCACCGCCTGCCTCCAGTACCTTCTCTGCCACCGAATCCATATTGGAACCTAACCGGGAAAGTTTCAGCAGAAATTCCTCTGGCATTTGCACATCCACTTTAGCCACTAGGCTGTACCTCCCTTGCCAGCACTTCCAGATACATGCCCCTGCCTTTGACATCCTCAATACTGGTGATCTCAAATTCACGGGCATCGCATAGGATGATCATGTCCGTCGTCACCTTTGCATACGGAATGCAGCGGAATCGGAACAGGTCGGTCGCATCGGTAAAGGACGCGCGGTTTGCCCAACGTTCACTACCATGCCGCCCCTCCCGATATGCACGGACTGTGGCAATGGTATAGAGGGCTTCCGTTCGGAAGCCCTCATCATCAGTTTCAAACCGTTTCTCCCGGATATCAATCCATGTGTTCATTTTTCCAAAGGACATAATCACACCATCCAGTTCCGATCCAGCCGGAGCAGCAGATTCACGGTCACCCATACCTGCTGTCCTGCCTGCACATTGTCACCAAAAAAGCCACCAGTGCTGCCGTCCCGGGATTCATAGAAATGGGACGACAGCATAATGATGGCCTGTTCTGTTGTAGGCGGCATCGCCTCCTGCTGGTAGGTGCCTGCCGGGATATGCTGATAGCTTTCTGCATAGGAGATGGCAGCGGTGATGAAACCGCGCAGCAAATCATCATCCTCAGAATGCTCCACGATCAGATTCTGCTTGACTTTCTTCAGAAGTTCCTCCATCATCACTGCCACCTCCATTTATCAGGCAGCCTTCTGCTGCAGCACCTTAATTGCCTCGGTCAGAGTAAGCTTGCCGTCAACGCGCTGGGAGCCGATGAAGCCAACCTGACCGTTCTTGGCATACAGTTCGTTCAGCCGCTTGAAGGTACGACCCTGACGATCGGCAATCCAGTAATACTTGAAATCACCGAAGGCAATGGTCTTAGCACCAGCTCCGAGAGTGGGCATGTATGCGGAAGTGTGTACAGGACGACCCAGCAGCGTGTTGGGCGCACCTGCAGTGAGTGCAGACTGCCACAGATACTGACCGTTGTTGTCCTTCAGCTTACGAACGGCCTTAATGGTGGCATCGTTCATGACCCACACCGCGTTCTTACGGTAGGGAGTCTTCAGAGAGTGGAACAGATCGATCAGTTCATCTGCAGTGATGGCAGTTGCGGATGCTGCAGTGACACCAACATCGGCACCACCGTTCTCTGCCAGAACGCCCAGAGGCTTACCGTTGCCATCGCCGGTGAAGAAGGACTCTTCCTCACGAGCGCCGATACGGCGGGCGAACTCACGGGAAATATATTCCTCCAGATTGAAGACAGAATCCCGGAGCAGTTCCTCAGAAATCTTGATGGTGGTACCCAGCTTGTGAGCGCCGATGGTGATCTGAGAGAAGTTGTCGTCGCTGTCCTCATAGGGGCCTTCCTCATCGATCCAGTTGGCAGTACCCTTGGATGCCACCACAGGGATCTTCCGCTCACCGCTGTCGGTCTGGATAGTGTGCGCCAGTTTACGGAAAATGTTCTCTTCCTCCAGCGCCTCGATCAGCTTATGCTCATACTCGTCGGGAACCAGATAGCCGCCTTCGGCATCGTCGCCCACCTGCAGGGCATTGATCACTTCGGGCATGGGAGCCTTGGAGCGCATAACGTTCCAGAAGTTGGAGTTGTAGGTAGCAGCGGCACGGCCAGTCTTCTCCTGATCACCACCATTGCCGTTCATAGGCTTGCCGGTGATGGGAGTGGAAACGGGCTTGGACAGTTCGGCATCGATTGCCTCCCGGCGCTCCATGCGCTTGATCTCATTGGTCAGCGCCGCCAGTTCCTTCTCCATGCCGGAATACGTGGCATCGTCCTCAGCAGAGAGGATGCCCTTCCCATCACGATGGGTTTCCAGAAAGCCGTCCATAGTGGCCAGCAGCTTGGTTCTCTTTTCACGCATTTCGATAATATTCATAAAAAATCCTCCATTAGATATAATTTTTGATGGCGTTCAGATTCGCCTTCAGCTCCTCCACAGAGCGCCCCTGCGGTTCCTGCTCTGCGGGTTTGCCTGCGATCGCGCACTTTGCCGCGATTTTCTCCATGAGGGAGTTGACCACCTTGGTCTTGGAATACAACATAGAAACCACGGGTGTTTCCATGTTTTCAGGGTCGCCGGGGCGCTTCAGCATTTCATCTGCGAAGCCCAGCTCCACAGCTTTCCCTGCATCCATCCATGTTTCTGCATCCATAAGATGGCTGATCTTGGCTCTGGACATGCCCGTTTTGATCTCATAGGCATTGATGATGGAATCCTTAACGCTGCCTAACATTTCAATTGCCCGCTGCATCTCAGCAGCATTGCCGAAAGTGCCGGTCATAGGATTGTGGATCATCATCATGGATACAGGAGACATGAGTACCTTGGTACCTGCCATCGCAATGACGGATGCAGCGCTTGCTGCAATGCCATCCACCTTCACGGTGACATTGCCCTTGTATTCCATGAGCATATTGTAAATCTGGGCAGCAGCAACGCAGTCGCCACCGGGGCTATTGATCCACACGGTGATGTCACCATCTCCTGCAAACAGTTCATCCTTGAAAAGCTGGGGTGTGACATCATCGTCAAACCAGCTTTCTTCTGCGATGGTTCCGTTCAGATGCAGAATTCTCTCCATCGGTGCCGTTTCCGTCGCCGCCTGATTCGTCCACTTCCAAAACTTCTTCATCGGAATCCTCCTTTCCGTCATTGTTGGTATTTGCAAAGGCTCCCGCACTGGACATGGGAAGCATATTGCCATTGATGAGGTACAGGTCGCCACCCTGCTCTGCGGGGATTCGATCCTGATTTTCCAGCTCCCGAATGTCATTGGCACTCATCCACCCGTTCTGACGGGCGATAGCATAGCCATTCATTCTGCTCTGGTAATCGCCGCGCAGCAAGCCTTCCAGATTGAATTTGACGAAGTAGTCCTTCTTCTCTCCCGGTAATAGGAGCGACCGCATGATCGACTGCTCCCAGCGGACGATCCACGGGTCAAGTGTGTACTTCACAAATTCCAGAGACTGCTGCTCAATATTAGAAAAGCTCGACTTTTCCAGATCACCGACCATATGGGGCGGGACACGGAAAATTCGAGCAATTTCATTGATTTGGAATTTTCGGGTTTCTAGGAACTGCGCCTGTTCCGGGCTGATTCCAATGGGAGTGTACTTCATACCTTCTTCCAGCACAGCAATCTTATTGGCATTGCCGCTGCCACCGAAGGTGCTTTGCCAGCTTTCCCGTACACGGCTGGGATCCTTGATCGTACCAGGATGTTCCAGCACACCACCGGGTGCTGCTCCATTGGCAAAGAACTTGGCACCATATTCCTCGCAGGCGATGGCCATGCCGATCGCATTCTTGGCCATTGCAATGGGGCTATAGCCAACCAGCCCATCAAAACCAAGGCCGGGAATATGCAGCACATCACTGGGCTGCAGCTTCACCGCAGAGTTCCGATCCCGGATGGCTTCATCATTGCCGCGATAATAGGTGTAGTACAGTCGCCCGTGTTCGTCTCTGTCCACGGACATCTTGTTGGGCATCAGCGGGTACAGCGCTACCACCTGATTCTTCCCGTTGCGGATGATCTGGGCATACGCATTGCCCCAGAGCAGCAGGTGGGTCATGAGGGTTTCCCGGAATACAAAGGAACTCATTTCCGGGTTCGGCTCATCATGTAACAGCAAATACAGAGGATGGTCGATCGCCTTCTCCTTCCCGCCATTTTCTGTATAGCGGTATAGGTGCAGCGGCAATCCCGCCACCGCTTCTGCCAGAATACGGACGCAGGAATAAACCGCTGTCATCTGCATAGCTGTTCGCTCTGTGACCGTCTTTCCCGCAGTGCTGCCTCCGAGATAGAACGCGTATGCGCTGCCTGCTGTCTGATTCTGGGGCTTATCCCGTGATCGGAATAAGCCGGAAAGCATACCCATAAAAATCACACTCCTTAAAAATGGGCATAAGAAAAGCGCTCATCCGAAGATGAACGCTTCCTGTGCTATTTCTTATTATTTTGATTTCAATACATATTCGCCAATGTATTTCAAATCACGTTGCCATTTGGCGATGGCGATTGGGGCATTGGGATGTGTATGAATGTTTTGTTCTATCGACCGCGTCATTTCCAGATAGGATATGCGGTCACTTTCCAACAGCCTAACCAGCAGCCGCTGCCGCTCCTGATCCGATCGGCCGTCGGAAACATTATAACCCAACTGATGAAGCCGCGATTCCTCATTAAATCCAGAAAAACTGCTGTCCACTCCTAGCACTTTCTTTGATATCAAAAGCTTGCCATACTGCTTTTCAAACAACGCAATGGTTGTTCTTCCCGCAAAATATTTTTCACATTGACTGCAAAAATGTACAGGGAACAGCACTTTCTCTTTACTTTCTGTACTTTCTGCAACAAATTTAGATGGTGAAATCGGATGATCATGCAGTCGGCAATACGTTGTGGACAAATTATCAAAAATATACAACGTTGCATCCGTAACCTGCTCACCGGTGCCAATTGGTACAGTCTCTACCACTTTGTGTGATTCTACATATGCAGTGATATGGTGATTTACCTCTTGGCATACACGCTCAAAAGCATATTTAGGCTGCGTATTTGTTTTCCATTTATGGATGATCCTGCAAATTGCATACTGTAGCTCAATTAAAAAAGCCGCAAACGTGATATATCGAACCTCGATTCGCCCGGGTTGGTTTGCTTCAGAGAAGGCCTTTGTATGCAGAAATGTAAAAGTTGCAAATCCATGTGCGTTCGCAAAGATCCTATCATATTCATCGGAAAACATTTCTAAGTATCGATTCATAATCGGTTCGCATGCTTTTCTGACGAACTTCTTCGACAACTCATCGTGATTATCCGGCCAGAGCAATCTCTTTTCGCCATATTTTTCTATGAATTGCACCTGCTGATCATCGTATATTTCTCTTATCGCAATATACAAGTCAAAGAAATCATCAATTACACCAATGTTTGCCAGATTTTCTGCCGTCAACGCCCAATTCATTTTTCGTGCCATTGAATTCACCTCTTTTGTAAAATAATTATATTCTACTATTTAGGAGAATTCAATACACAATAACACCGCAGTTATATAAACAAAATGCCCCGGTCATCATAAACAGAAGCACCTGTGCCTTCATTGCGGATCGCTCTGTCCAGCGCCATAATGGTGGCAACTGCGCCGTCGATCCTTTCTGTAGATTTTTCTTTATCCGGTTTGATGTTACCTGCTGGGTCAGTGCGGACATAGATATTATCCATCATCCAGCGCAGTGGTGCATTGCCGCCGTGGGCGATCCTGCCCTCCAGCACCAGCTTCATCAATTCCTTTGTGGGTGGGGACATATCCTTAAAGCCCTGACCGAAGGGTACAATGGTGAATCCCAAGCCTTCCAGATTCTGACTCATCTGTACTGCCCCCCATCGGTCATAGGCGATCTCCCGAATGTGATATTTCTTTCCGAGGTCTTCAATGAATTCCTCAATATATCCGTAGTGGATGACATTGCCTTCTGTGGTCATAATCGACCTCTGCTTTTCCCACACGTCATAGGGAACATGATCTCGTCGCACCCGGAGTTCCAGCGTATCTTCCGGTACCCAGAAATATGGAAGAATGATATATTTTTCCTCTTCTGTCCGGGGTGGGAATACCAGCACAAAAGCGGTAATATCCGTACTACTGGACAAGTCCAGTCCTGCATAGCAATCACGTCCGATCAGTGCATCCGGATCAACTGCTGTATCGCATTTATCCCATGCGTCCATCGGCATCCATCGCACCGACTGCTTAACCCACTGATTCAGTCGCAGCTGCCGGAACAGGTTCTCTTCTGCTGGGTTCTCTTTGGCACTGTTATAGGCAGCACGGAGTTTATCAACGTCCACCGTTACATCCAGCGACGGATTTGCCTTGTACCACACCTTTTCATCCGACCAGTCATCGTCATCTTCGATGCCATAGATCACAGGATAGAAGGTAGGATCGTGCTTCCTGCCTGCCATGATATCCTTTGCTTTCTGATGCACTTCCCAGCAAATACTGTTTCGATCAGTTCCTGCTGTGGTAATCAAAAAGAAAAGTGGCTGTTTACGCGCATCGCCGGAACCGTGGGTCATAACGTCGTACAGTAGTCTGTTTGGCTGGGCATGCAATTCATCGAAAACGACACCATGAACGTTCAGGCCGTGTTTGGTATAGCTTTCTGCAGATAGCACCTGATAGAAGCTGTTCAGTGGTGTGTACACCAACCGTTTCTGGGATAGAATCGGCTTTATGCGCTTCTTCAGTGCAGGACACTGTTCTACCATCTGGCAGGCCACATCAAAAACGATGGATGCCTGCTGCCGATCTGCGGCGCAGCCGTAAACCTCCGCGCCCCATTCACCATCGCCAGCCAACAAATAAAGAGCGACCGCTGCTGCGAGTTCGCTCTTGCCCTGCTTTTTTGGAATTTCAATGTAGGCAGTATTGTACTGCCGGTATCCATTTTCCTTCACTGTACCAAACACATCCCGGATGATGGTCTCCTGCCACGGGAGCAGAGAAAAGTTTTTACCATGCCACTCACCCTTGGTATGCTTCAACGCATTGATGAATGCCACAGCACGATCTGCCAGTGAGGGATTCGTTATAATTTTCTTATCGGGTATTAAAATTTCACCATTACTCAATGAATTCCTCCTGACCAACAAAAACGACAGCGCTCACTGCGCTGCCGCCCGTATGCTTAATTATCTTCGTTTTCGTATCAGGGTTACTTCCTCTCCGATGATCTCCAGCGCTTCCTCATAGCTCTGCGCCTCGAAGACCCGATCCCGCAGGTCGTTATACGCGGTGATCCTGCTCTGCTTTCGCATAATTTTGCTGACCTCACCCAGAATCCAGAAGATGTTTCCTGTATGACCATAGGGATCGTATTCAATGACAGGCTTATTCTTCATGTGCCAACCTCCTGTATTTATCTTCCAGAATCAGTTGCTTCAGATATGCACCTTTATTCTCCTGTGCCTCGAACCAATCCTGTGCTTCCTTATCTTTGAGCGAGAACTGGAATGTGAAGTTCTTCACTTTGGCCCGATACCGATCTTGACCTTTTTTCCGGTGCTTTGCCCAGTTGCTCAGGTTCTCATCCCCCGGCTGGGGTACTCTTTTTCTTCCCATAGTACCCCCTTAGTATTCGTCTGCGTACAGGATTGTGGTGACCATCGGATTGGCCAACGCATCATCGGTGATCACATATACGCGTCCCCGGCTGGTATTGTAGGCTCCTAGGATTCTGCCGCCGCTCTTTTTGGCCTCTACATTGAGCAGACAGTCCTCTTTGCAGAGGGTTCCCCAGTCATCCATAAGGAAACGATGGATGATGTGTCCGATTGCACCTGCAAAGTTATTGTCTTCATCCATGTCCGCGCTGATCCCTGCGGTCATGTAAAACTCCATTCGTGTTTCCATGATGGCCTCCTTAGTTGTAGTCATAGAGCAGGATTTCCAGCGCGACCCGGGTGTTGTCATCTACCGGCTCCACATCCCAGCCGCGATCGTAGTTGCATACGATTTCGCCGCCACGCTTGATCATGCATTTGCTGATCTTGCCTCCGTTGATACCGAATTCGGATCGCCGCACATAGTGCTTGACCCAGTAGCGGTAGCCTTTACCGCCGATGAGGATGGTACCTTCTGCCCACATGCCGTCCACCCCCTTACCAGTCGAAGCCCGCGCATCTGACGATCTCGCGGATGGCATTCATCGCTCTCTTGGGGCTGCTGTAGTCCCGGATAAACTTAGGGTCATCGCGTCCATTGCGCTTGACGCATACCAGCGGGTATCCGTAGCTCAGGCTGATTCTGACTTCCAATGTGTCCTCCTGCTCACCGTACCATGCGACCTGCACCCGCTTTTTCCACACTCTGTGGTAGACGGCTGGTCTGGTTTCGGTGGCCTCTGCGGCGAGGGTGAAGCCGTTCTCCGGGAGCAGCTGATTGAAGTCTTTCTGCGCTTTTTCGATGGTCATTTTCGTTGTCCTCCTTGTTTTTTGGTAGGACAATTAAGCCAGAAAGAGGGAGGAAAGTCCAGAAAAAAGATTAAAAATTAGCAATTTTAACACAACTTTTTTTACCATTTCGGATGAGCGTAACCTCACTGCAGCCTGTAAATTTCATGTATCGCTTCACGATCACATCTGCATACTTGGGATCCAACTCCATTGTGTAGCATCGCCGCCCCAGCTGCTGACAGGTAATCAGCGTACTGCCGCTACCACCGAAGGTATCCAGCACCAGTTCGCCCTGTCGGCTGCTGTTTTTGACCAGTCGCGCCAGTAGCTTCAATGGTTTCATGGTCGGGTGATCTGCGTTCCGAGCGGGTTTATCTTCATCGATCACAGTCGTGGAAATCTTATCGCTGAAAATATCCCGCAGTAGCTGCCGCATCTCATCCTTTTTCAGCTTATTGATGTCGATCCGTTTATCCTCGATGACAGTGGCCTGCGTTCTGTCATCCACAAAATAATGACTGGCACCTTCTGTCCAGCCATATATACATGCCTCATGCTTCCATTGGTAGTCCTGATGACCCAGTGTAAAGGAATTCTTATTCCAGATCAACATCTGCCGCACCTTGCCCAGTGCAGCAGTGCAGCTGCGTCGGAATGCACCTGCTTCCGTTTCAGCATGCCAGATGTAAAAGGGAGCGCCGGGTTTCAGCGCATCATGCATCTGCTGGAATGCTGCTGTCAGGAAAGAAATAAACTGTTCCTCCGGCATGTTATCGTTCTGAATGGTTTTGCCGTTGCTGCCTTCGTAGGCAACATTGTAGGGCGGATCTGTGATGCAGAGGTCTGCTACATCGCCGTCCATAAGTGCTGCAACATCTTCGGCCTTTGTGCTGTCACCACAATACAAGACATGCTGCCCCAGCAACCAGCGGTCTCCCGGCTGGGTAAAGGGCGCCTGCTCCTGTGGTGCCAATGCCGGAGGCTCATCCTCAGTGATCTCCGACTGGTCATCGAACATGTCGCTCATTTCAGAAACATCGAAGCCGGTGAGGGTGGCATCGAAGCCACTCTCATCCAAATCTTTCAGTAGCGCAGTCAGCAGAGGCATGTCCCAGTCGCCGCTGATCTTATTCAGCGCAACATTGAGGGCTTTTTCCTTCTGCTCATCAATGTCCAGCACCACACAATCCACTTCCGTGTATCCCAGATGCTTCAGCACCTTCAGTCGCTGGTGGCCACCGACAACAATTCCTGTCCGCTGGTTCCAGATCACCGGCTCCACATAACCGAACTCTTCCACACTGCGCTTCAGCTTTTCAAATTCGGGATCGCCGGGGCGCAGGTCTTTTCTGGGATTGTAGCTGGCAGGCAGCAACTGATCCACGGAAATTTTTCTGATTTCCATCATACAAGACCCCATTCCGCAAATTTCTCGAAGCCACCGATCCAGTCGATGAAGTGCTTTGCGATCTGAACCACATTGGCATAGGGAATATCATCAATGGTTCTGTCGCCAATGGCGCAGCTGAACTCCACGGGAACCCGCGCCTGCTGCGCCTTCAGCCATGCGTAGATATTCACTGCCACATCGGCCTTGGACAAATCCTTGCCATGTAGGCCGCCTCCTGTGATCGAGTCTGCCATATCACTGCCCAGCTTCCGATTGGTTGCGCCGGTGTCCACATCAGTGCCACCTGTCCAGTAGCCCAGTGGATTGACTTCTGCACCCGGCCAGATTTCTCGGATTTCTTCTGCATCGGCATTGCTCTGGCAGATGATCAGCCGCTTGCCATCCATGATGAACTTTCCGTCGTAGGGATATTTCTCATACATTGCCTTGGCGATGCCGACCAAATCCATCTGTTCCTCTGTCACGGGAACACCACGGAAAATACCGTTATCGCCGCAGCGCATT